ATGAGCACACTTTTCATATTCTTCATGCTCCTGAAAGTAATTTATTGATAGTTCTAAAGCAGTTTTTAAATAATCATCTGAAAAATGATACAGAGCTTCTTGGTGTTTTTTATCCTCAGGATTAATTTTTTTAATATAATCCCAAGCTTTAGTAAATACTACATATTCTCCTGCTCTATCAATATCTACTTGATCTAACCCCTCATCTAATTGTTCAAAAAATTTTAATATTTGAGTATTAAATATATTATGATTATAAATAAGTTTTTTAAACATTCCAACCCAGTATAAAGGATGTTTTTTATAGTTTTCTATAAGTTTATCATACTCCTCCTTGGCAACGAATTTTTCATTACCTTTAGGTTGTTCAAATAAACCAAAAATTTTATTTACATCCATACCCCAATACATATAGGCGCCATAAACTTTTATATAGCGCCTATATTAAATTATTTTGCGAAAGTCGCAAAGTATGTCGAAGATTCAAAAATTACGCTAATAACGCGTAATATTCTTTAAAATGTTTAATACGATCAGCTAAACCAATAGTACCTCCATTTACACGTTTTGTTACTAAAGTTACAGTAGCATCATCTGCTCCTTTATCACAAATACTCCAAAGCCCATTTTTGTTAAAGAACCAAGCAGCTGACATTAAAGGATATTTAGTTGCTACTAAATCAGGATTTCCTAAAATATCATCATCTACAAATTTATCAAAAGCCGTATAATTATCTTTTCCTGTTAATTGAATATAACCACGACCTCTAAACTTGTATCCCTCTTTAGTTGATTCAGGACCATTACCCATTCTACCTCCATATACTTTAGAAGCAATCATTTCAGGTTTACGTTCATATTGTGCTGCTGTAGTAACATTAAAATATTTAGGGAAAGTACCTAATAAACCCTTAGCCCCATAATTTAAATTTTCAGTAACAGCTTTAAATCCACCTGATTCGTGACCACACTGAGCTAAAAAATGAGCTAATCTTAAAGGATTGGTAATACCAAATTTAGTAGCAGTATCCGGAATCATAGAAATAACTGAATCAGGAACATGTCCTTTTAAAGCAGCTAGTTTAAAAGAAGAAGCAGGAACAGCAACAGGGGTACTTCCTTCACTAGGGAACATTTTCCCCCAACTCCCATCTCCTACAATACCATCTGCTGTTAAATTATTAGCAGCTTGCCATTCTTTTACTTTAATTTCAGTACCAGGACCAAAAATTCCATCAGCAACTAAACCTAATTTAGCTTGTAATTTTTTAACGTCTTCACCGTTTGAACCATTTTTTAATAGCATATTTATTTATCTTTATGTTTGTCTATTTTTTCTAAAATTGTATTTAATACAGAATGTTTTATAAAACCAGCATTTGAAGCATTTTTTAAAGCACTAACTAATTGAAAAATTATAAATGGCATTATAATAGTTTCGGAGAGCCATGATGTACCTGGAAATCCTATTTCTACCATTAATATTACTGTTAATATAACTAACCAAGTAAATGTTGTTTTTAATACTTTTAATGCTTTATAGGTTTTAAAACCTTCTTTCTTTGTACCAGCAACTATACCAAAAAACCCATCCATAAAAGCCACCGCCACGACCGCTAAATATTGCTCACTATTGTCCATAGCTAATCCTCCGAAATAGCTACAAACAAACGAACAAGTTGCGGTTAATGATAATAGTAAAACTAGTAACGTAGACTTCATTATTCCTCTATAGGACCTTCCTCGTCCTCTTTTTTCTTACCATTTTTTAAATTCATCCATTTATCAACTGAAGCGATACCAAATGAACCTAAAATAATTACCATAAATCCATCAAAAATGAATTCATTAATTATTAAAGCAGTACCCATGTAGCCAGTTACTAAATCTACTACAAGAGCTACACATAAAAAGAAAAATGCAATAAATCCTACTACTGCTTTTTCGTTGATTGAGTTGTTGTCGTCAAATAATTGTTTAAAGAAATTTTTCATATTATAGTTGTTTTGTTGTTTTTGTTAAACTTTCTTGTAACGCTTTCGAGAACGCCTTTCGGTTTAACGGAACTTCATTATTTTCAACATTTAAAAATGCGGCGAAAATAAAGGTTTTTCTAACACCAACTGATTTAAAACAACTATTTCCTATACATATTGTAGTTTCTACAAAATAATCTTTTTTTAACCATTGTATACCCATTATATTTACTATTTGTTGAGGTGAATAAATACTATCTATACTCACTTGGGTAATAAATGCAATTCCTGAGTCAACAGGAGTATATCCTTTTTCAATTAATAATTCTTCCACAGTTTCTTTAACACCAAAAGTAACATCTCTATCTCCAATTTTTTGGATATGTTGAACATTGTTTACTTGAACATTTACCTTTGTAGTATCGGAAGGTGTTAAAGCTAATAATATAGGAAATAAAAAATTTAACATCTTTTATAAATATCAATAAATTACAGAACCTGAATAACCAGGTGCTATTAAGTAATAATTAAGTGTTCCGCCTGAGGTTAATGTAGAGGTAGTAATAGAAGAAACACCTGGGTAAGTAGCTCTAACATTACTTATAGAGGATTTTATAGAGTTATATTCTGAGGTTGTAAATATTCTTACATCAGGAGCTGTTCTCCATTTAGAAAAAATACCTGCTTTTCTAGCAGCAACATAGTATTTATCTGCTATAGAAATTATTCCATCATCATTAACATCAAACATATGAAATAATAAACCATTTTTAGTTACTTTATCTAAAATAACATTAGAAACTCCTTGTATATCAGAAGTAGTATAAGCTTGGATACGTGTAGGAGCATTAATTTGTATGTAATATTCTTTTGATGGGTCATAAGCTTCAGAAATAGAATAATAACCATTTGAGTTAGTATAAATTGTTTTATATAATGTCCAAGAGGAAGTTGTAACTATATATTCAAACTCTAACACATACGGTAATGAACTTGAATTATTTAAATCATTCCATTTACCTCCTCCAACAAATTGAATATAATCTTCATTACCTGAGTTGTTAGGTTCTCCACTATTCCATGAGGAATAAGAATAAGTTTCTCCTGTTACCCATCTCCAAGTTCCTTCAGTTACTTCATCTGTTAATCCAATCCATCCTGAAGGCCATAATCCAAATATAAAAGAATTTTCACCCGAAGTAGTAATTGTTACAAGATGACCTCCCATATTAATACAATTTTGTCTAGCTGTTGTCCATACAGCTGACCCAGTAGATCTATAATAAGAGTGTCCGTTATAGTTGTTTTGAGAAGTGAATCCTGTTATAGTAGAGTTTGTTCTTCTATAAAGTTTTATAGCTACATTACTTGCTCCTGACCCATTAGCATTATAAAGATATCCTGAATAGGTAAATTGACCTAGTAAATTATTTGTAAATAAAAGAAATACAATTAACCATCTCATATTTTTAATTTTGCTCCTAATAATATTTGAAAATTTAGAATATCTTGTCCTGCTATATAAGTACCCCCACCCGTTAATCCAACACCAAAGGTTTTAGTTAATTTATAATTTAAATTTAAAAACGGAATAACAATTGGTTTTGCATCAAAAATAGATTCTGTATAAAATTTAGAATAAGGAGAATAAATACCTGCCATAATAATTGTAGCATCTACTGCTTTTCCTAATTTACCTTTGTACATAAAACCAGCAATGGCAATAGTTGATATTAGTTCCTCACCATACAATTGCCCGTAAGTACCCGAAACACCATATAATGCTGTAAAATTTTTAAGTGAGTTTACTCTTATTAACAAACCACTACCTGTTGTAGATTGTGGTAAAATTCCTAATCCTACAAAAGCAACATTAATATGTTTATTACCTTTTTTATTAGCCCCAATCCAAGATTTAACAGCCGATAAATTACCTATTTTAGCATTAACCATATAATCAGCAGAAAAACCAATAGAAGATGTACCGTCTCCTTTTACACGAGTAAAAGACATAGTACCTCTAGCATCTTGGGAACCATCAGCTCTTGTTTGAACTCCAACTATATCTCCAGTTACTAAAATTGCTGGTTTTTGAGTTTCGGCTTTAGCTTTAGAGGCAGCTTTAGCTGAAGCTTGAGTAGAGGTTTTTTGAGTTTCTACTTTTTGGTCTTCAATTTGTTTAACTGTTGGTTTATTTTGAGGTTGTCCTTCCCCACTACCGCTACTACCACTCCCACTACCGCTGGAACCACTAGAAG